TTCTCTTATTTTAAGAGAATTAGCACGTGATGCAGGCCTTGCAATCGGTGATATTGATTTGCCAGTAGATTTTATATATCGTTCAGGGAAAGCACTGAATGGCAAAATTAAATTTTTAGTATCAGAGATTGCAAAAGACTGCAAAGCAAAATTGCATATCAATAAAGGACGTATGTATGTACGTGATCGAGCCAAAGGGGATAAATTAGGGCTAGATATATCAAAAGAAACTGGTCTTATAGATGAACCAGAGGAAATCGAAGAGGAAGTAAAGGATGAAAAGAAGTCCAAAACTAAGAACCCTAAGAAAAAGCTTAAAGGCTACAAAATTAAGGTTTTGCTAAATCATAAAATCACAACAGATGTCATTATTAAACTAACCTCAAGAAAAGTTAATGGACTTTTCCGTGTATCTAAAGGTGAACATAAGGGCGATACATCCGGCCAAGAATATTATACAGAATGTGAGGTTGTGCCAGTATGACGAAAACAACTATGACACAGTTTGTAAGTGAATCAATTGAAGAAAATTTGATGAATATGAATACATGCTTAATATGCGAAGTGCTTGAAGTCGACATGAATTTATATAAAGCTGATGTTCTCCCATTGGATGATCCGGAAGCAACGCCTATTTTGGATGTACCGTTTAGTTTTTGGCAAACAGAACAATTTGTCATTCAGGTGCCATTCAAAAAAGGTGATATTGTGTTAGTTGTTTGCTCACAAGCTGATATTGACCCTCTCATGTTTGGAGGGGGCGAGGCAGCTAGTCGATCTTTTAGTGCAAATGATGCCTTGATCGTGGGCGGAGTTAATTTCTTCACCAAGCCTTTACAAAATGTACATCCAGAGGATGTGTTAATTACTGATAAACAATTTAAAAATAAAATTCGCATTCAACCAGATGGTGAAATATTTATAGAATCTGATAACAAAATTACAGCTATTGCTCCGTCTATTCATTTTAATCCTTAAGTGTAGGTGATATTAATGGAAAAACTAGTTGCTAGAGTAACAGATCAGCACACCGGTACTTGCGACCATGGTTTACCATGTTGCCCTCATGGTGTAAGTGGGCCAATCGTAGAAGGAAGCACCAATGTATTTACAAATGGATTACCTCAAGCAAGGGATGGTGATGAAGTATCTCATAATTGTCCTCATTGTGGCATCGGGTGGATTGTTGCTAGTAGTGAAACAGTCTTTGTAAATGGAAAAAAGATTGCTCGACTTGGTGACACTGTGATTTATCCAGGAGGCAGCGGAAAAATCGTGCAATCTAGCCCAAATGTTTATTCAGGGTAGGAGGAGAGATGTATGCACACGTTTAAGTATAATGACGATGGTGATTGGGTATTCAATGAGCTTGTACATGGTGATGAGCAGCTCATACAGAATTTAAAGCATTTGTTACGCACGGTCGTTGGGGAATGGATGTTCAATAATAATCACGGTTTTAGACGCATAGTCATTGAACAAAAAATACCCAATAAAAAGCAAGTAGTACAAGCCATGCATGATTGCTTATACCAAGAACCACGCGTAGCTGAGGTTTTAAGTGTTGACTATGAGTTTAATCGTATTAAACGACATCTTACAATAAATTTTAGGGTAAGAACTTTAGAAGGAAGAGAGATTGGAGGGGAGGCAAGTGTTAACCAAGTCGGGATTTAAACGGCAAAGAACGGCTGATTATTTGCCAGTGATTGAAGAACAAGCACGGGATTTATATGGGGAGGATGCTGATTTATCAAATCGTACACCCGTTGGTAAAATGATTCACTTGCAGGCCCAACAAAGGGCAGAAGATAATGAGCAACTTGAAATGGTATATAATGCTCGTTTTGTTGATACTTCTGAAGGAGCAACATTAGAAGCTAACGTTAAACGTGCATTAATTACTCGTAAAAGGTGGATTAAAGCTTCTGGAGAGGTCATCGTCAATTTAGACAAAGGTGCAAAGATTAATACTGGTGATTTGTTTCGTACAAAATACAATGTGTATTTTAAAGCATTAGAGGCTATAGACGCAGTGGAAGATGGCAACTACCGTGTGAACGTTGAGTCGCTTGAATATGGAGCTATAGGCAATGTAGAACCAGGGGATATAAGTATAATTGTGAATCCACAAAGCGGCATCAATTCGGTAACGAATCCAGATGCTTTTTTTAATGGGCAAGATGAAGAAACTGACGCTGAATTGCAGGATCGTTACTATGCATCACTTGGAAAAGTTGGTGCTCGGCGTGTAGAGTCTATCGAAGCAAATGTTCTTGATGAAGTGGAGGGGGGACGAGCTGCTATTACAATTGAAAATGACACGAATGTTGAAGATGCAGAAGGACGCCCACCACACAGTATTGAAACGGTTGTACTTGGTGGTTTAGATGAGGAGGTAGCAATGGCTATATTTCGTAAAAAGGGCGGTGGTATTCGTGCATATGGCTCTACAGTATATACATTTACTGATAATCGTGGAATCGTACATGAAATCGGTTTTACACGGGCTACAACAGTCAGTGTTTACGTAAAGGTATATATCAAAAAAGGTAATCAATTCCCATTAAACGGTGATGATTGGGTCATTGGACAAGTAGTTAAATACATTGGTGGTACATACGATGGTGTGCTGCACCATGGCGTAGGTATGAGTAAAGATGTCGTTTGTACAAAAGCCGAGGCCCGTGTGTTATCTATAGATGGAGTTGAGGATGTTCGTGTAGAGTTTTCAACAGATGGTATTATTTTTGAACCGCAAAACGTATCCATTGCATTTCCTGAAGTCGCAGAAACTGATGAATCCAAAATCGAGGTGTTGAACCTTGTCTAATCAACGATTACAAACTTTATTGGACCGTATGCCACGACATTTTACTCGAGCAAAAGATAGTAATAACTATAAATTACTTTCCATTATTGCAGAAAATGGTGTTGAAAATTTAGCTATACAGCAAACTATTTTGAAATATTGGGATGTAGATCAGGCAGAGGGATATGGATTAGATCGTTTAGGCAAAGATGAAGGCATTTCACGTGGTGGTTGGGATGATGAAGAATATCGAAAAATGATTAAGATACAATGTATCTTAAATTTGTCTGAAGGGGACATAGAAACCATGAATCAAATTATGGATGCTTATTTGGGTGAAGATTTCATCGGTTTTGAAGAAGGTTGGCGTAATTATAATAAGCCTGCCACTCTTATTGTAGAAACCAGACCCAGTATTACCCCTTTTCCGTTTGATCTTGTTCAAAGAATGAAAGTAGCAGGTGTAGGAATTATACAGATACAAGTGCTAAACCCTCATGAGCCTGTTATGTATAAAGCTTCTGTTTGTATGAGTGGAGAGATTACAACTATTTATCCTTATTACGCAAATACGCCAATTGAAGCAACAATTGAATGGCATCAAGGTGCATATCAACAAGATGTAGAAACGATAACTTTATATCAAGGAGGTGCGATGATTGAATAATACATTCTATTTTATATTAACTAAAGTTGGCATTGCTAAGTTAATTAATGCGCAAATGACACAATCAAAAGTAGAATATTCTCATGTTGCATTTGGGGATGGAAATGGAGAGTACTATGAACCTTCTGCTGAAGCTACTGCTTTAAAAAATGAAGTATATAGATCTGTTGTTTCTATTGTAGAACATGTAAAAGACGAAAATAATCAACCAACAAATAGGGTGAAAGTTGAATCGGTGATACCAGCATCGATTGGGAATTTTACGATACGTGAAATAGGGTTAATTGATAGTGCTGGTGATCTAGTAGGTATCGGGAAATATCCAGCAACGTATAAACCTTCCACAGAACAAGGAGCAGCAAAGGATTTAATCGTTCGCATCGTTGTAGAAACAACGAATGCAGAATCGATTACATTAAAGGTAGATCCATCAATTGCAATAGCCAGTCGTCAATATGTTGATGATAAAGTTGCCTCTATTTCACAAAATATCGATGACATCGGTAAACTAACTGACTTGGAAATTGAAAATGTTGATAACGTAGTACAGGCCATTAATAAAGTGAACAGTGAACTGGGGAATGTTAAGGGTAATTTTAGTAATCATGTA